GGCAGCCGTCAGTTCGCCCAGCCAGTGCTGCACGGTGCGCTCTGAGAGGCTGGTTTTGCGCGCGATGGTCGCCACCGACGGGTAGATCGATTCGCCCTGGTCGGTGGCAAAATCCGCCAGGCAAAGCAGGATCAGTTTGGGGCTTGAGGGAATGTCAAGCCCCCAAATCTTCGAGATCAGCCGAATAGACATAGACTCCTGTTACACCCCGCGCCCACCCCGCGCAGCGAAGCGACCTTCACGATCATCTTGGGGGCTGCTTCAGGCGGAAAGCGCATCCGCCTTCGCAGCGACACCCCCGCGCCCACCCCGCGCCGCCGCCCATCGGGTTTAGCGCCGGGTCAACCCATCTTCAATGGCGGTGCCGAAGATGTACCCGACCAACAGGATAACCAGCGGGGTGATCTGCTCCTCCGTCAGCGGAAAGCCCGGCGCAAACGCCTTGAGCAAAATCACCGCCAGACCGATCACCGCCGTCCAAAACTTGCGCGACCTCAAAAGCAGCATTATTTTCGATTCCATGTCTTTTCCTTTCTTCTTTGTGAGTGTTCAAAACTCTCTCTGGGTTTACGCCCGCAAATCAAAATTCACCCGCGCCCCGTAGAGCGTAAAGACGCTGGTGGCAGCCGCATCGCAGACCAGCGACAGCACATAATGATCGTTGTCGTCGATCCACACCGGCGCGGTCAGGGTAACCGTCATGGTATGATCGCCCAGCGCTTTGCGCTCGGCGGCAGTGTCGTTGCCCGCGTCCAGCGTAATTCCGCTCACCGCCGCGCCGGAAACCGCCGCGCCATCCGCTGGCAGCGTCATCTTCGAAAGCGCGACCGTTGCGATGTCGTCCATCGCCGCGGTAGCCACCTTGTAATACACGTCGATCGACTTCAAGCGCGCCCCCTTCAACGCCGCCGCGTTCTGCAGCGGATTGACCGGAATCAACAGTGTGAAATTCGCGTCTGCCGCTGTGCGCACCTCACTCACCACGTTCGACGCAATCGTCGGTGTCCACGTCCCGGCCGTCTTGCCAATTTTGGCTGGCGGGACAAACATACTCATTTGCGTATCGTGCATATATCCCATCGTTGCCCTTCCTTTTTCTATTGAATACCCTCATTTCTGCTGCCGCAAATCGCGGCGCTCCCGGCTCTTCTCGCCGCAAGGCGGTGTCCGCCCGGCGCACGCCGTCAGGCGACCTTAATCCCCTATCCCGCCACGTTCGACTTATGCAGCGGGCGGAAATCATTCACCCACACCGCCAGGAAATGCCTTACCTTCAGCCGGTGCTCGTCGTTCATAAATACCGCTGGCGACAGCTCATTGTTCGCGATATAAATCTCCGGCATCAAGCCAAAGCGCTCGCCGATGAAAATCGCTGGGGCAATGCGCGGGTCAACCACCGCCGCCCAATCGGTCGCGTCCGTCCATTCTGGCACGGTGATCACATCGCCTGGCTGCCCGCGCTGCAGGTTCTCTGAGGTGATGTTGGTGGCGTTTTCCAGCGCGGGATAGAGAATTTTCATGGCGGTCAACTGTAGGGGACGAGGCACCAGCAGATAGCGCGGGTTGACCGCCATTTTCGGACCCGTGCCGTAATAGCCAGCCGCGTTCTTCACCAGCAGCGGCTGGTTGTAAACCGCCGTAGAGACCACTTCCCACTGCGCGGCAGACAGGGCTGTAGTCAGCAGGTTGGCGTGTCCGCCGGGGGTGGTGACGGCGGTGGCGTTAAACAGCGCTGCGTTGTCCGCCATCGTCGGACCGACACCGGCGTTATCGGTAAAGATTGCCGCCACCAGGCTGGAGATTTTGCGCAGACCGGCTGCCGCCAGTTCGACGGGGTAGGAGCGCAGCTTGCGCGACTCATCGCGGTCGATCAATTCCAAAGTGAGCGGGATATAGCCGCCGTACTTGTAAAAGGTGCCGGTCTCCGGCGAATCGCCGATCGCCAGTTCGGTATATTCGGCGCCCTCTGCCACCAGCGGCAGCGAACCCACCGTGCCTACCAGCGTGCCGGTCACCTGGTTGAGCGTATTGAAATGCTCCACCTGTACAATGCGCTCCCACCAGGTGTAACCCGCTTCGCCGAGCTGCTTCCACTTTTGCACCACCAGCTTATTCAGCGCGTTTTTCACCAGCCCGGTAAAATCGGCGGTGGTGGCAAAGCGCGCCCGCTGGGGGTAATACCCGCCGTGCAGGTCCAAATCGCCGGTCAAGCCGTGATACAACTCGCGGATACCGCTCAGGCGGTGCGGCTGGACATGCTCCTGCCCCGCGTCGCGCGGCGCGCCCAACAGGTCATCCACCGCCGCCTGGAGCTGCTCTTCGGCGGTCACCATTTGCCCCAGCCGCGCGCCCTGCACCACGCGGCTGCTGGTCAGCTCGGCTACCAGTTTGCGCGCCTCATCAATCGCGCTGCTCAGCTCGGCTGCCTCAAACTCTCTGCCCGCAAAGCGCGCGCGCAGATGATCCGCCATCGGCGCCGGTAAATGCGCTGCCTGAAGCGCCGCGCTGAGCAAATACTCGCTCATCTGCAGGCGCACCTGGCGCGCCTGTTCGAGTTCCTCCGCCCACTTCGCCGGTTGCTGCTGAGCGTCCGGCATCGACCGCGCCGTTTCTGTCTCATGCTGCGCCCGCTCTGCCGTAGAACCTTTTGTTTCATTCAATCCATCTGTCATCGTACCTGCCTCCTGAGAATAGAATTTGGATAGCAAGGCGCGCAAAAACGCGCCTCCCCTTGCGGGGTCAATCACCAGGTCAACCGAAAACACGCGCAAAATTTTCTGCACCCGTTTTCCTCTGGCGGTAAACAATATGTCGGCGGAGAAACCCACGCTGGGTTTTACGCCTTCGCCCAGCATCACAGCCGCCAGTTCGCTGAGAATGCCCGCCGCCGGACCGGCTGGCTTGAGCCGCGCGGTGATTCCCTGCTGCTCTTCAGAAAAAGCCGCCGAATGCAGCACCCCGGCAAGGTCTTTAATCGAGCGGCTGCGCGGGGCGTGATCGACAAAGCACTCAACCCCCTCCCACAGCGCGACCGATTCGCGCAGGCAGTCGGCAGAAAACTCCCAGCCGTTGCCAGTTCCGGCTGTGATCGCTGTGATTTCATACTCTCCTCCCAGCGTGGGTGTCGCCTGCAACCCGATTCGAACCTTCTCTCCCCTCATCCACCTGCCCTCCTTTCGTAATTTTTTGCGCAAAAACAACGCGCCCCCTGCGCCGCAAAGCGCGACGGCGCAGGAAGCATTTCATTCCTGCTTCTTTTCACCCTCCGCCCTAGCCCGGCGCAGCATCTCCGGCGCGTCCACATACTCGCCGATAAAGCGGTACACCAGCCGCAACAGTTCCTCGTTATCGATCAGGTTGCGGTCGCGCAGGGTCTCCAGCACGCCGGTGATATGAGCGCCCGCCATGCCCAGCGAGACGTTGTCGCGGGCAGAAATATCCGCCCCGCGTATCTCGATCTCCGGCTTTTTCTTCGAGCGTTGATCCACCAGCCAGCGCCGCGCCACTACCACCCGCAAAATATCCTGCAGAATCCACAGGAAATATTTCTGGCGCTGCTCAAAATGCCGGAAGGTGGCGCCGCCTGCCGCTTCTGCCGTCGTGCGTGTGGCGCTTTCTGGTTCTGCCAAAAAGTGCAGCGGAATTCCGCTGCCCGCCGCGATCATTTTCTTCAACGCTGTCCCGTCGGTGGCGGCTTCGTGCGATTCTAGCTTCGGTGAAAGCACCTCCCAGCTCTCGCTGCCATCCGCCACCAGGATCGAGCCGGGCTGCGGCGGGTGGGTGGTCAGCGCTGCCTGGCGCGCGGCGCGTTCGGCTTCGCTGGCGAAGTTTGCCTTCACCACATACAAAAAGGCGTTGCGAAAACGGTTCAAGCGCGCGCGGTCTTCCAACCAGGCTGCGTAGCGCGAAATCCACTTCAGCATTGGCGACAGATCCGATTCTCCCCACTGCGCCCCCACCGGTCGGTTAATCGCGTAATGCAGCATCACCGGCGCGAAACGCCCGTCCGGCAGGCGCTGATCGCTCTGTTCGTTGTACGCCTCAAAATACGGCGGGTAATATTCGCCTTCCTCAGCGCCCTTCTTTCCCGCCTCCGCGTCCCGCGCGGGGGGAGAAGACGGGGGGAAGGGGCAGCGCTTCATGAAAAACCGCAGCGGCTGCTCCACGTCGTTGGGCATCGACTGGATGGCATCCACATCCTGCGCGGGTATGCAGCGCAGATAGGACATCCCGGCGGCGTCTGTCGAAATCACGATGAACAAATTGCCAGAACGCGAGAGCTCGTCGCACAGCTCAAAGATGCGCACATCCATGCGGTTCAGGCGGTGATTCCAAAACTCGCGGATAAACCGCGCGGCAGGCTGATGTTTGCACACCAGAGAGACTCCCCCGCCCACCACATACTGGGTGGTCAGCCCGACAATGCGCCGTCCCAGCGGGTTAAACCGCCAGCAGTTCAGCGCATCCTCCAGCATCTTCTGGCGGTCAAAGGCGTACCGGTCGCGCTCGGTTGCTCCAAAAGCCCGCCCAATCGCCACCGATGAATCATCCTCCGCCACCGTTCCAAACTGAAAATGAATAGGTAATGTCATCGCACCGTCCCTCTTTCTCTGATTTCTGCAAATGAATGACTGGTCACTGCGCTCCCCTCTTTAAAAGCCCTTTGACATCTCCTCCAGTGGATCCTTGGGCGCCACCACCCGCGCCGCGCCCGCGCTGTGCCAGACCTGCGCATCCAGCACGGCGGTCAGCGCGGCTGAGATCAGCAGGTCGTCATGCACCAGCTCGCCGCTGGCGGGATCGCGCGTGCCATCCGGCACCGACCAGCGCATGATCTTATTCGGCGCGTCCAACACCTGATACTGGCAAAAATCGAGCTGCTGGCGAAAGAGCTGCCGTTCCAGGTCGTTCTCGCGGTAATCCTGAAAGCGACCCGAATCCACCACCGCCAGAAACGCCCAGCCGAGGTCTGACTTTGACTTCTGCGAGAAGACGAACGGGATGACGCGCTGCTCCCCCAGCGCTTTCGCCAGGAAAGCGGCTAATCCCGCGCCTACGCCGGTGGCATCCACCACCACGTAACGCGCGCGGAAAGCATCTGCCAGCGACCTGACCTGCGCGTAGATGGCGGGATGTCTGACGCCGCACCACACCTGCCGGTAAACCACGCGGTAGGTCGGCGCTTTTAATACCTCATCCGCCAGGGTAGAAAGGTCAACCTGTGCCACCGTCAGCGCGGTCGCATCGCGCGCCGGGTTGCGCATGGATTCAGGCGGAAGCGCCGCCTCGCCCGCCCGCGCCGCGTTTGCGCCTTCGTCTTCGCCCGCCACATCCAGCAGCAGGCAGTAGATTGCGGGGGGAACGGCGGGCGGGGTGATCTTTTGGTGCTCCCCCGCCATCAGCGCCTGCCGCTGCGGCGGGAACATGCCGCCGCCGCTGTCGATCTCTTCACTGAAAAACTGGGTGCGAATCATCGGGTTGCTGCGCCCCAGCCGCGCCACCTGCTGCGCCACAAACCTGCCATACGCCGGAACTTCCGCCGCCACGTCCT